AAATGTAGTGGAAGATATTCCTAGTTGAAAATCATTATCAACCATTCTATAAGTAGTGAATCTAGTAGCGCTATACATTCTTGTTAAAAATGTAAAACAATCACCAGAATCACCAGTACTAAAATCCTTATAAAAAAATTTACCACTACTATGCTTAAACACAGTAAAAGAAGGGCTACGATCTTTTCTTAACGGAGATCTCATAGCTCTACCCATTTTAAAATCATCTCCTATGTAGTAAGAAAAGATGTCTAGACAGTTAATTCTGTCTAGAATCTCTTCTTCACATAGTTCTACTATTTTAGTCCCATACATTAGGGTCTAATTAAAATGGCATATCTGCACCACCTGTTGCCATAACTGTTGTAGGATTTGATCCTGCTACAGCATCTGGTTCAGGCTTAACTAGCTTCTTTCTATTCCAGTCTGAAATATAAATAGTAGTTTTGTCTGCGGGAATTGACATGTTTTCGATAAAGTTAGGGTACTTAGGAAGAGATGCATACTTACCTTTGTAGATAAATAACATTCTAAACTTAACTCCTGCAAACTTTTGTCCAAATAAAGCTATAACTTTGTTACCATACTCTTCAAAAGTGTTTACGTTATTTATAACAAACTCACCTTCTGACATAAACTTAGTAGCAATATGCTTTACACGACGAGAAACATCAGTTGCTTGCTTTTCTACATCACCATAGTCTGGATTAGCAGGAAACTCTGCATGTTTAACTGTTGCACCATTAGACTGCTTAAATTCAAAGTCAAGTCTTCCACCTTTTTCTGTATTCAAAGATACACTTACTAATTCACAATTTTCTTGAATACCTACTGCTGGCATTACTCCACCAGTACTGTTACTTTCTACGTTAGTTCCGTACATTTTTCTCTCTTTTAGAAATTAATTAATTGTTATACTCTTCGATAGCTTCTGCTACCAAATTTAAATCGTTTGGAATTTTAACAGACCCAAACATGTCTTTAGGAGCTTTACCTGTATTAGCACCATCATTCTGTGTTATGAATGAATAGTCCATACCTGTCTCGCTCTTAGTAACGTCTGTATACAATACAATAGTAAACATACCCTCTAGAGTAACTACATTATCCATCATTTTACCGATAGTTTTTGCCTTAGTAACTTTGTTACCGTGAGCATCGAATGTAACTTCTGAGTGCATCATAAATACTACAAGCAAATCGTCACGCATAGATTTAACTGCATTGATTATCGACCAAGCATTCTGAGCAATCTCAGTAAACTTTTTGAAACCAGTTTCGTTAGCTCTACGCATATACTCGTTAGCCATAGTGTATTGATAGTCATCAATAACAATCGTCTTTATTTCAGGACGTTTATCATTAATGTAATTCAAACATTTGAGAATCTCGTGAGGGACATCACTAGAGTGAAATCTACCGTTGGGATTCTCTTTGTTAAATGTAGGATACTTAGTCTTCCATCCTTTGAATGGTAACGCCTTACGAGCTACGTTAACAATGAATGTGGACTCAGGGTTTAGGTTTTCAATTGAAGTGGATTTCCCTGTACCACTTGCGCCAACTATTAATAGTTCTTGTGCCATTTAAAATAGATTTATTTCGGTTTTTACTTTTTCTTGTTCTGCGTGTCTTGCATTCCATTTAGTACCTCTAAGCTCTTTGTGTTTTTCTTGTAGTTTACGGCGACAACGTCCTACCCCTTCAAAAGACGGGTATTGTTTGTTGTGTAAACCTTTTAGAAAGTCTCTAGTGCTTAGAGTTGTTATATCAATATTGTAAGCCAATAAGATAAAACCATATAGAACGTAATCGCAGTCTCTAGCCTTGGCCTTGTTGAGTAGTATCGCTGACACTCTCTTCTCGTACTTCTTGATTTTCATTGCTCGAATAGCTTGCTGGTTTAGCGTCTAATATTTGATTATGCGCCAAATCATTTTCCATAAGTGCAATGCAAGGCTCGCCCTCCCTAACCTTCAAGTAATGCCAAAATATAGCATTAGTTGTAGGCCATCTCTTTGGGCCATATGCCCTAATACCAAGCATCTCTGGACGGTGTGTTACCACCACAATGTCAGAATACATATAACATGCATCTGCACCGAAAATGTCTTGCTTCTTAGGGTAATGTAAATCAGGGTTTTGTATGCGCTCTGAATTCTCTATGTTACGGTTCATTTGAGATATTAGAATGAATGACACTCTAATAACTTTTTTTAATCCATTAAACATAGCCATCAAATCATAGAGAAGATCTCTATCTTGTGCACCTCCAACCTTCTTTACAAGAAGAGTATGATCTAACATAATTATAACAGGTTTAGCTTTCTCTTTAGAAAACTTTAATATAGTTGCTTCTAGAGCTTTAACACTACCTGGTATATCTACGTAATTTATATCATACTTATTTAACTTGCGTGCTTCTTGTACTGCGTTCATATAGTAATTGTCATTTAACTTAAAGTTTTCTGACGCACTATATAGCTGCTGTGTAGTAAGTTTCATCTTATTACTAAGTTTACGGCCAATTAGCCGAGAAGAAAGCATCTCAAAGTTAAATGAGAGTATTGCAAAGTCATCCTTTTCGTTAAGATCTTTCAATCCTGTCTCAAGTTGACCTAGCACTGCAGTTTTACCGCTACCAGACATACCAGCAATAGTTGTGATAGTCTGCCATTCGATACCACCCATAGAAATGTTGTTAAACTTTTTCCAAGGCGTAGTAAGAGATTTAATTTCACCTTTACGTCTACCATCTATGTAGCGCAATGCTGCATTAGATGCTTCTGATATGTGACGCCACGGTAATGGCTTTTGTTCTTCGCTCATACTAAGTCTCCTCCATAGTTTTGTTCATCTGTGGGTGTTTCAGGCTCTACACCATCATACATAGTCCAAGCTTCTTGGTTTAAATATGATGACATCATCTTCCATTTAGGACGGAATTCACCTGACCAGCTTGCACGTTTTCTATCTTCTAATTCAGCTGTAATAGCTGTAAGTATAGTTGTGTGCAAATCTGGATTACGCTCTATCAACGCTATGTATTTAAGCTTATTACGCTTCATATCGTTGTGTAGTGGACGGCCTTGGTCCTTGCGCGGGTAGGCCAACGCAAATTGATTCCAACAATCTTCGCAACCTCGTACTTTAAATAAATCCAACGCTTTTTGACGGAGTGTAAGTGACTGGTCGGGCATTATTTTCACAAAGCCTCGTGTCTGTAGTTTTTCTCTGTCAACGGGTAAAATTTCTAAGTACTTTTGAACTTGTTTGTCTCCTTCACTTTTAAGAAGCATATAAACAAATTCGCTAGGTGTGAGATGATTGCCTTTCAACTTGGTTAAGTTTAAAGATACTTTCATCGCAATTTAAATATTTATCGAGTTCCTCTTCAGTTAAACTCACCAAACTTTCGTCTGGTAAGCATTTTAATCCATCTTCACATTGTATACAATTACTCATAACATTTTAAATTACCATCACTGTCTCTACGATGTGCTAGAAGGAGGTTTAAAGATACGTCATTTTCTTGTAGTACACAACCAAACTCTAGCCTTAAAATCTCTGCTATGTCTTTGGCTGTCAACAACATAATGTCGTCATAATAAAATTTTAACACTTGCATTAAGTGCCATATTTCATTAAATTCTAACTTCTTTCCTTTGTAGGGACTGTCTTTCATATTACATTATATTTCAATATATCCTTCCATCTCAGCCATTTGCTGATTGAAATGCTTTTTATAATCATTTAGGATATATTCTTCTGTAAATGTATGTAATTTAGTGTAGTTTTCCAAAGCATTTGATGGATGTGAAGTTTTAAGTGCTTCAGTACACGCATTGTAGGCAGACCATAGGTTTCTAGACTTAAATACTTGAGACTCGAACCACTCTTTAGTAGCTGTCTTAAGTTGTGAGCCATTTAAAACGTTCTGATTTACGAACAATTGACCAAAGTAATCACCTACTTGCTCATTACTAAGTTGTATATCATGCATATAACTAGCATCTTCTTGTGCTTTGTCGTGCAGTTTATCAGTTTGTGTAAACAATTCTGCAATTAATGCATCCATGTCTTTCTCAATATTCTGAGTGTGTTTACGTAGTTTTACAATATCACCTACAAACATTAAGTTAGAGCACACTGTAATTTGTGAGCCTGCACATAAGCCTATTGGTAATGTTTTGTCATACGAATTACGAAATCCTATAGATATATCAGAGTTTTTATCATTGCTTGGAAATACCATAGAGCCAAACATCTGTTGTCCTCTGTGATTTACTTCTAGCTTTTGTGAAATAGGTTCTCTGCCATACTTAAGCATTCCTGCTTTCTTTACTCTTGTTACTAACTCTTGGTGACTCACTGGTATGTAAGTCTCAGTACGCTCAGGTACTGCTATCATGCTGAGATCAGCGAAATCTACTAATTTTGCCATTACTTCCGTCTGTTTTAGGGTGTTTATAAGTTCGCATAACACTCGGTGTGTTATATGTTTTAGGATAACCAAAGCCAAACACTAGTTCAAATATATTTTTTGTTACTATGTTTTCTTTAACTTTTTTTACTTTAACTTTCTTCTTAACTTTTGGTATAAGAGGATTGTAATCTAAATAGTCTTTACTAGGCATATTAAAATATGTATCTGATTGTGTTCCAAGGTATTGTTTTTTCGTGCACTGCTTTAAATGCATCTATGTATAGAGGCTTTAAATGTCGAGCATACCTTATATTAGTTCCGCCATACTGTGAAACTTTTTCTTCTTGTATAGCTGGGTTCCAGAGATCTAACTCTGTTTCAGGGTGTTTCTTTAAATTCTCTTTATGTTTCTTTTCGTTATGTGTTAAAAATATTACTTCTGCATGTACTTGATCTTTATAATCAACGTAATCGTTCATCATATCAAACAAGTATTCATAATCTTCTAGCCAATCATCTTCTACAATGACTGGACTAAAGTTCACATGGACATCATACCCTGCATCTATAAATGCATCAATAGCTTTAATTCTATCAATGATTTTAGATGTGTTAGGCTCATGAATGTCAGACATGTGCTGTGGCATCAAACTAAATCTAATACGTATTTTACCTTGCGGATCAAAGTTAATTAGATTAGGGTTAACATACTTAGTGGCAAATGCACCCATCGCAACAGGATGATCTCTAAAGAATTCAAAGATCCTTTCCCAATCATGATATTTAGCATGCAGTGCAAAGTCCTCGTTACAACTAATGTCGTAAGTAGTATAGTCTGCGTGCGTTTGATTAGGTTTATTTACAGGTGTAAAGTATGCATGGTTATTTATTGCTGTAAGTATATCGCCTGTGTTTGTAGATATTGATAGACCATCAGGTTTGTGTCGTTTCATGTAACAATATGAGCAATTGTATAAACAACCGTAGCCAAATGAGGGGGATATAAAATCTGTGCTACGACCTGATGGCCTTATCAACATTGATTTACGCGTTACTTTCTGTAGTATCACGCAGCAATTGTTTTTTAATCTTTAGTACTTGTTCTGACGTTTCGTTTAGAAAGTCTGCTATTAGTTTTAGCTGATTTTCCATGTTTTCGTGCACCTTGTTGTGCTTTTCCAGTACTTCTACTATTGTGTTTATTTTTTCTTCCTGCGTTAGAGCCATGAGTTTTGTCTTTTTTTAGTTTATAAGCTGTTGCATTTATATGCACATCTT